AGGGTGGTTTATTTGAACAGATATCATCAGGTGAACTGACCCATAAATTTGGACCAAGTGCAGGTACTTGGGAAAAGATAGGACATGCTGACTTGATGGCAGGTCGTGCAGCTGGACATAGTTGGTCTGATTTTAAAGGTTATTTAGACAAGAACTTAGATAAACTTGGACCAAGTAATGTAAAAGGAGCTGGTGGTTTATATGATCAAGTAGCCTCAGAAGCTAGGTTTGAAGGACAGCAAGGTGATTGGCTCAGTGCTTTAAGTGGTCTCCAAGGTGACATACAAGGACAGACCGAAGCATTTAATACTGGAATGGGTGGTGTAAGTGATGCTATAAAAGCACAAACTGAATCCCATGAAAAGTATAGAGCGGATGAGATGTCATGGAGAAGACGAGCTGAACAAATGCAGATGATGCAAATGGAAGAGGCACGTAGACAATCCAAAGCTAAACCTATCGTTCAGGTATTACCAGGTGCTTCAGCATTTGGCGGCGGCGGCGGAGGTACAGGAGCCTTTGCCAGAAAGAAAAAACAAACAACTGGACTTAACATATCATGACAGCCAATAAAAGGTATGACGCCCTCAAAGGATACCGTTCAGAGTATCTAAATCAAGCGGATGTATCGGCACGGCTAACACTCCCCTATTTAATCAGGGATGAAGAACAGTTTAGAGGAGCAACACGGGATCTTGACACACCGTGGCAATCAATAGGAGCTAAAGGTGTAGTTACCTTAGCTTCGAAACTCATGCTTGCATTGCTACCTGCACAAACAAGTTTCTTCAAACTTCAAGTAGATGATTCACAACTAGGTGAAGTACCTCCTGAAGTTAAGACTGAATTAGATTTATCCTTTGCAAAGATAGAGCGCACTATCATGGATGCTATCGCAGCTTCCGATGACCGTGTAGTAATACACCAAGCACTTAAGCATTTGGTAGTATCAGGTAACGCTCTTATCTTCATGGGTAAGGATGGGTTAAAGCTGTACCCGTTGAACCGTTTTGTTATAGATAGAGATGGTAACGGTAATGTAATTGAGATCGTAACCAAAGAAAAAATTGCCAAAAAATTATTACAGGATTCACTGCCAGACATTTATCAAGAGATGAAAGGTATAGATCCAGATAATGATAGAGAGGATTGTGATGTCTTTACTCATGTGAAGAGAGACGGCAATCGTTTTGTTTGGCATCAAGAAGTCTTCGATAAAATCATTCCTAATTCTAAAGGTAAGGCACCATTAGATACTAATCCATGGCTTCATCTCAGATTTAATACTGTAGATGGAGAAGCCTACGGGCGAGGTCGTGTCGAAGAATTCGTCGGAGACCTTAAGAGTCTTGAGGCATTATCTCAAGCAATTGTTGAAGGAAGTGCAGCTGCAGCTAAGGTTGTATTTGTAGTCTCACCTTCTAGTACAACTAAACCACAAACATTAGCAGCCGCAGGTAATGGTGCTATTGTGCAAGGAAGACCTGACGATATCGGTGTGGTTCAAGTGGGGAAAAGTGCCGACTTTGCCACCGCTTATCAAATGATAGGTCAATTAGAAAAGAGATTGTCAGAAGCATTCCTTATACTTACGGTACGCCAGAGTGAAAGGACAACAGCTGAAGAAGTACGCATGACACAGATGGAACTAGAGCAACAGCTTGGAGGTTTATTCTCATTACTTACTGTTGATTTCTTAGTACCATATTTAAATAGAAAGCTATCGGTATTCCAAAAGACTGGACAGATACCTAAGATACCAGACAAGGTAGTTAAACCTACTATAGTAGCTGGTGTTAATGCATTAGGTAGAGGTCAAGATAGAGAAGCGTTAGGTTCATTCCTAACTACCATCTCTCAGACAATGGGACCAGAAGCAACACAACAATTCATTAACCCTGAAGAAGTTATCAAACGTTTAGCTGCAGCTCAAGGTATTGATATACTTAATCTTGTAAGATCTATGCAAGAGATACAGCAAGAACAGCAGCAAGCACAGCAACAACAGATGGATTTAGAACAGGGTAAAGTTGATGCACAAATGGCATCAGCTCCAATTAATGATCCAAGTAAAAACCCACAACTAGCGGAGGAACTCGGTGGACAAACAGCCAACGCAAATGAAGGCGTCGCGCCCGCAACGAGCGAAGCGATCTAAAAAAGTCCAACCACCCTTGAGTGCATCTGATAAGGAACTCTTTGAAGAGAAGCCTAATAAATACGCACCTAAGATGAAGGTTGGCAAACCAACTATCAAAGCACCTGGAACTAAGGTGGTAACAACAGTTGGATTAGGAAACCTTACAGTAGAAACTATCAATGGCAGAAGCACAGACACTAACGTATGATGCAAATGAGCAGCCAGAAGGCGAGCTTAATGCAGAAGAGAAAGAGGCTCTAGAAGTTGGTGAGAAGCTAGCTGAACAACAAGAGACTTTACTTGCTGGTAAATTTAAAGACGCGGAGGAACTTGAGAAAGGTTACATCGAACTCCAAAAGAAGCTTGGCTCTGAGGAGGAGAAAACTGAAGAGAAAGTTACTGAGACCGAAGATGAAAAGCCAGATGAATTAGATACATCACTGTTAGATTCATTATGGGAAGAAGGTATTAAAGGTGAGTACAGTAAAGAGACCTTAGATAAACTAGGTAACACTGACTCTAGGGAAATGGCTCAGATGTATTTAAAGTATAGATCTGAGAATCAAAAACAAGAACAGACTTCATTAACTGAAGAGAACATCACACAGTTGAAAGGTGTTGTTGGTGGTGAAGGTGATTATGATAAGATGATGCAATGGGCTGGGGAATCCCTAGGCGAAGATGAGATAAAAATGTATGATGCAGTAATGGATAAAGGCGACCCACTTGCTGCATTCTTCGCCGTACAAGCCCTCGCCTATAGATTCAACGACGCTCGTGGAGTAGACGGACAAATGTTACAAGGTAAAGCACCCACTGAAAAAGGGGATACTTTTAGGAGTCAAGCCGAA